GGCCCCGGCATCAACATCACGAATTATCAGAAGCTCGATCACTTCGATGTTGCCAGCTTCGGCGGGGTCATTCTCGACGAAAGCAGCATCCTGAAAAACGTGGACGGGCATTTCCGCTCCCGGTTGATCGAAGCATGCCACATGATCCCGTTCCGCCTTGCCGCGACTGCCACCCCAGCACCGAACGACTTCATGGAACTGGGCAACCATGCCGAGTTCCTTGGCATCATGAAATATACCGACATGCTTGCCACGTTCTTCACGCACGACGGCGGTGACACGTCGAAGTGGCGATTGAAGGGCCATGCCGAGAATGAATTCTGGAAGTGGATGGCATCATGGGCAGTCATGCTCCGCAAGCCGTCCGATCTCGGCTATCCCAACGATGGCTATGATCTTCCGCCGCTGAATTACATCCAGCACACGGTCAAAGCCGAGGATGGGCCTGACTTCGAGACAGGCATGCTCTTCCCCATGCAGGCCGAGACGTTGCAGGAGCGCATTGCCGCGCGCCGTTCCACCGTCGCCGACAGGTGCGCACTGGCCATCAGCGTGACGCCTGCCGATCGCCCGTTCGTATGGTGGACAAACCTCAACAGCGAGGCCGAGATGCTCGCCAAGGGCATCCCCGGCGCGGCCAATCTCCACGGCGGATTGAAGGATGCCGAGAAAGAACGGATCATCGCGGATTTCCTGTCCGGTGAAATCCGGGTGCTGGTCAGCAAACCGGGCATCTGCGGCTTTGGCCTCAACTTCCAGCACTGCGCCGATACCGGATTCGTCGGCCTCAATGACAGCTTCGAGCAATTCTATCAGGCCGTCCGCCGCTTCTGGCGCTTCGGTCAGACCAAGCCCGTCAACTGCCATATCATCGCCAGCGAACTCGAAGGCACAACTGTGGCCAATATCCGGCGCAAGGAAGCCGACGCCGACCGCATGGCCGCTGCAATGGTCATGCACATGGCTGATCTCTCCAGCCAGGCCGTGCGTGGCATGGTGCGCGATACGCCCGCATATAATCCCACTCTCCCCGTTCAACTCCCCTCGTTTCTGGAGGCCGCATAATGCCCAAGTCATTCGTTCCCGATGTCAAATGCGTCGATCAGGTCATCACCGATGACTATGCCATCTACCAAGGCGATAGCTGCGAAGTCATCCGGGCAATCCCCGGCGACAGCATCGGCTTTGGCGTTCACTCGCCGCCCTTTGAAGGGCTCTACAAGTTCAGCAACTATGACCGCGACATCTCCAACAATGAAGGCCCCGGTTTCTGGGAGCATTACAGCTTCCTGATCTCCGAATTGCTGCGCGTCACCATGCCGGGCCGGTGCCATTCGGTTCACGTCATGCAACTGCCCATGTCCAAGATCAGGCATGGCCATATCGGCATGCGCGACTTTCGCGGCGAAGTAATCCGCGCCTATGAGGACGCCGGGTGGATCTTCCACAGCGAGGTTTGCATCTGGAAAGACCCCGTCGTCGCCCAGCAACGCACGAAATCGATCCGGCTCCTGCACAAGCAGATCGTCAAGGACAGCACGATCAGCGGGCAAGGCCTCGCCGATTACATCGTCACGTTCCGCAAGCCCGGCGAGAACCCGGAACCCGTCTCCGGTTGCTTCGACGAATGGCACGGTGAGGGCGATGGGCCGGACCCCGCCAAGTTCACGACGCCGACCGATGGCCGCAACTGGTATTCGATCGAAGTCTGGCAGCGCTACGCATCGCCAGTCTGGACCGACATCAACCAGACCCGGACGCTGCAATATCGCGGCGGGCGTGATGCCAAGGATGAACAGCATATCTCGCCATTGCAACTGGACGTTATCGAGCGGTGCATCGATCTGTGGAGCAATCCCGGCGATAGCGTCCTGACCCCGTTTCTGGGCATCGGCAGCGAAGTCTACTGCGCGGTCAAGATGGGCCGCAAGGGCATCGGTATCGAGCTCAAGCCATCATACTTCGCCCAGGCCAAGCGCAATATGGAAAAGGCATCTGCCGAAGCCGAGGCGATGTTCACGGGCGAGGCAGCGTGATGGCCCGCCCGGATGGTTATGCCGACCTTGCAGAGATGCAGGCATGGGCAATCGACGTGATGCAGCGCGCGCCGGATTTCGTCATTGGTGACGACTATCTGCGCCGTTGGTGGATCGCACCGCGCAACGAATTTGCGAACCTCTATCTGCATGACATTCGCCATAGCGACGATGATCGGGCATTCCACGATCACCCGTGGCGCAATTCCAGTTTCGTGATCGCTGGGCGATACATCGAGCACACGCCCGAAGGCACGTTTCTGCGCCAAGCCGGTGACTATATCGAGCGGGAAGCAAGCGCCTTGCACCGGCTTGAATTGTTCCCCGGCGAGAATGCTGTCTCGCTGTTTTCGACAGGTCCGAAGGTGCGCGAATGGGGCTTTGCCTGTCCGCATGGATGGGTGCCGTGGCAGGATTTCTGCGCTCCCGGCGATAGCTCCAAAGTTGGGCGTGGATGCGGGGAAATGGTCCGGTGACGATCAAGCTCCGCCCCTATCAGGAGCAATGCCTTGCCGATCTCTGGCAATGGTTTTGCGACAAGACCGGCAACCCGCTGGCCGTCCTGCCGACCGGCGCGGGCAAGTCGCTGGTCATTGCCGAGTGGTGCAAGCTGGTCTTTGACACAGATCCCGGCGCTGGCATCCTTGTCCTTACCCACGTCCGCGAACTGGTGGCGCAAAACGCAGCCGAGCTTGCCGGGCTATGGCCGGAAGCGCCGTGGGGCATCTACTCCGCCGGCCTGAACCGGCGGGATATTGCCGCGCCGCTCCTGTTCGCCTCAATCCAGTCGATCCATAAAAAGGCATTCAAGCTGCCCCGCCGGATCGATATGGTGCTGGTGGACGAGGCGCACCTGATCCCGCGCACGTCCGATACGATGTATGGCAAGTTCCTTGCCGATCTCAAGGCGATCAATCCTGCGCTCAAGATCATCGGCCTCACCGCCACGCCTTCCCGTCTCGACAGCGGCCGGCTCGACGAAGGCCAAGGCGCGATGTTTGACGGCATCGCCCATGACAGCAACGTGCGCGACCTGATCGACGATGGCTATCTCTGCCCGCCTGTCAGCTTCCGCCAGTCCGCCCAGATCGATACGACCGGCATCGGCTCGCGCGGCGGCGAATTCATCGCGGCGCAGCTCGAAGCCAATGCAATGGAGCCTGACGTCATCGACGCCATCGCCAACCGCATCTGCGAGGCAGGGCGTGATCGCAAGGGATGGCTGATCTTCGGATGCACGGTCAAGCATTGCGAAGCCTTGGCCGATGCGCTCAATGCGCGGGGCCACGCCGGGCGCGGCGTTTTCGGCGACACAGACCAAAGCGAGGGCAAGGGGACGCGGGACCGGACAATTGCCGACTTCAAGGCAGGGCGGCTCCGCTTCCTCGTTTCGCAAGGCGTCCTGACAACCGGCTTCAATGCCCGCCACGTCGACATGATCGCACTCGCCAGGCCAACCAAATCAACCGGGCTATATATCCAGATGGTCGGCCGGGGCACTCGCCTCTCACCTGAAACCGGCAAGGCCGATTGCCTGATCCTCGACTTCGGCGGAAACATCGCGCGCCACGGTCCCTTCGATGATCCGTTCATCCCTGAAAAGAAGGGCAAAGGCGAAGGGTCGGCACCATTCAAGGAGTGCCCCGAGTGCGAGTGCGCTTGCGGCACCATGACCCGGCAATGCCCGTCGTGCGACTATGAATTCCCGCCGCCCGAGCGCGTTGTCGATATCCGCCCAGCCGAAAAGCCCATCCTCTCCGCCGAACCCGAATGGCTCGAAGTGGCCGATGTATCCTACCGCGCCCACTCCAAGGTCGGGTCGCCCGATAGCATGGTCGCACTCTACCGCATCGGCATGACCTATCAGCGCGAATGGGTCTGCTTCAACCATACCGGCTACGCGCGCACCAAGGCTGAAAGCTGGTGGCTGCGCCGCGCCCCCGCGCCCGTCCCGCGCACCGTGGAAGAGGCAATTTCCCGCGCCGACGAGATCACCGTCCCCTCGCATATCCGCGTCCGCCGCAACGGCAAATACGACGAGATCATCGCATTCAAATTCGAGCCAGAAAGGCAAGTCGCATGACCGAAGAACCAGAAGAAATTGCGCCCGAAGAGATCGCGCCAAAAATATCGACCAGGCAACTGATCGCCTATGTTGCCGTGCTTTGCGATATCAGCCCAATCGATGTGACGGGCAAGGCCCGCTTTCGGCATCTGGTCTCTGCCCGCGCCATCCTCTCCAAAATCCTGCGCGAGCAAGGCAACCTGAGCTATCCGCAAATCGGGCGGCGGCTTGGCGGGCGCGATCACTCGACCATCATCAATGCAGTCCGGCTGTTCGATATCATGGTTATCCGCGATCCCGACATGGCCGAGCAATACCGGATGGCGAGCGAATACTATGCCAGCGGCTTTCGGCCTGCCCAGATTATGATTCCCATATCCATCCGGCAAAATCAAACGCCGGTCATTCCCATCGCATCACACAAATCCATCAAGCGACCGCGCAATGACTTCCGATGCCATGAAGGCGAACCGGACAACGGGCATATCTTCCACGCCCAGATTGCCGCCGCCAACATCGCATTCGTCGATGCGCTGCACCGCGCTCAATCCATATGAGCCGCGCTGCCCGGTCGCAGAAGCCCGGCACCCTCTCGCCGCTGGCCTGCTTTTGCGGCCGATCCCCGCGCGGCTTCTATTTCATCGATCCCGAAGCCCATGAACCGCCCGCCGTGCCGTGCTGCTCAATGGCCTGCCTAGACACCGCCTTCCGCATGAAAGGACAACCCGTGCGCCTCAATCCGACCGAAACCAAAGCCGTCTATAACGCCAGCCCTGCCGTGGGCGAATATCTCGAGACGCTCGGCAAGACCGATCTCGCCGATATGACCGAGGCCGAATGGCTCGGCTTCCTTGGCCATGCCTTCAACTGCATCGCCGGCGAAGTGAGCGCGATCGTCAAAGACGAATGCCCGTTTTAGCTCTGTTCCGGCCCTGTCCTGATCCGCCAACCCCTGCCGAAAGACTGACACAATGGCATCGCCCCTTGCCTTCGATCCCGCCATCGCGGCCACCCTGTTCAAATCACTCGATCAGATCCACCTTGTCTATATCCATCCCAACGGCATCGGCGTTCATGGCCACGACTTCGGAACCGGCTGCGAAGAGGCGCTGGCCGCCGCTGCCAAGGCCAACGCTGATGGCTATAACATCTACTGGACCGTCAACCGCGTGGCGCAGCACATCCACGCCAAGCCGGCCAAGCATAACATGCGCGCCGCGCGATTCATTCACGTCGATATCGACCCGCCCAAGTCCGGCGGGGCATTCGACAAGCCCGCCATCGCCGCTGCCATGCTCGATATCGATGCGCCGCCATCCTTCATCATTGATAGCGGCGGCGGATTGCAGGCATTCTGGCGGCTCGACGGCCTGGCCGAGAACCTTGGAGCGATCGAGGGCATCAACCTGCAGGTGCGCGACTATTTCGAGGCAGATGCTTGCCAGAATATCGACAGGCTCATGCGCGTCCCCGGTTCAGTCAACTGGCCGGACAAGAAAAAGCAGATGCGCGGCCGCGTTCCCCGTCTCGCCACCTTCATCAGCGAGGATGACGGCACGGTCTATGCGCCCGAAGAACTGGCGGCATCGTTCCCGCCGGCCAAGCCCAACGCCGCCAATGCGCCATCCCTCGCCGCAGTCAACGTCCCCGCCAACATCACGCTGATCACCTGCGATGATCTTGGACTATCGGCTCTTGACCCCATCCGCATAGCCATCGAGCAACCGCCCGGCCACGATCGCAGCGGGGATGGCCTAGCCGCTGCCCGGCTCATGGCCAATGAAGGCATGGCAGATGCGCAGATCGTCGGCGCACTGATCAACCCAGCCAACCCCGTCGCTGCCCATTTCCTTGCCCAACGCAGCCCCCTGCGCGCAGCATCGCGCGCTATCCAGCTCGTGCGCGCCGACGGGCCGGG